CACGTTCTGGAAGTACATTGCTTTCATCTATTTTAAATCAAAATCCAAGATTTTATTCTGGACCAAGCTCTCCAGTTGTTCCAACAATGCTTACCCTAGAGAATTCATTATCAAATGATGAATTATTTTTAGGATATCCCAAAGTAGAAGTTGGAAAAAAAATTATTGCATCAATACTTCCACAATATTATAGTGATATTGATAAACCAGTTATTATCGACAAGAATAGATCTTGGACAATTAGAATGAATTATATTTCTGGATATTTTGATATTGTACCTAAAGTTATTTGTCCCGTAAGAGATATTACTGAGATTTTAACGTCTTTTATTATGATGTGTCGTCGTAATCCTTATACCAATCAAACAAAGATTAATTTTATTGACGAGATGCTAATCAAATTAAATATTCCTTTGACTGATGATAATCGCTGTGAACTTCTAGCAAGTCCTCAAGGTATTCTAGGTCAGTCTGTTGATGGATTAAGATCTGCTATAAAAGAAGGGTATGATCACTGCTTACATTTTGTTGAATATAATGACCTGGTAAACAAACCAGAAGAAACGATGAAAGCAATTTATGAATTTTTGGGTGAAGATTATTTCGAACATACATTTAATAATCTAGAAAATCTTCATCGTGAAAATGACCAACAAATTTATGGTCTTGCAGATATGCATGAAGTTCGTTCTGTTGTTAAGTCAACATCTCCTAGACCAGAAGAAGTTCTTTCTGAAAACATTTTATCCAAGTGTAAAGGTGCTGAATTTTGGAGAACTATTGTGGATAATTTTGAGGATGAAATTGATATTGACGATGATGAATTTGAAATGGATACATTAGATAATTCAGAATCTACTTCAGATTGCAACAGTAGTTTTTTAATTGGTGGTTGATATAAAATTTTATGAGTAATTTTGTAAAACTTGTACTAGAGAATGGCGGTACTGTTAAACCACTTTTGATTAAACCCGAGGATTTATCTGGACCTTCTCTTACAAATCCTTCGGTTCTTGTATCTAATGGTAAAATTTTAGTCAATATTCGGAATGTAAACTATACACTATATCATTCTGAATTAAATAAGTTTGAACATAAGTGGGGACCTCTTTCATATATTCATCCCGAAAATGATATGCATTTGCGTACAGTAAATTATATTGCTGAACTTGATGAAAATCTAGATCCGATATTTTACTCCAAAATTGATACATCTCAGTTTGATAATTATAAACCTCAATGGGATTTTGTTGGTTTAGAAGATGCTCGTTTAATAGAATGGGAGAATAAAATTTATCTATGTGGGGTCAGAAGAGATCTTGATAGCAAAGGTACTGGAAGAATGGAACTTTCGGAACTTGAATTTGATGGACCTCAAGTAAGAGAAGTATTTAGATATAGAATTCCTGGACCTCCTCCAGATGAAGAATATTGCATGAAAAATTGTACACCAATTGAAGACAAACCGTTTCATCTTCTTAAATGGATGAATCCCACGGCATTAATGAAGTTTGATCTAAATGGTGGAGATAGTGAAGTATTTGAAACTACTTCATATACTTCTAGAAAACGGGATATGAGAGGGGGGTCCCAAGTTATTAAGTATAAAGATGGGTATCTCACTTTGATTCATGAAACTGATCTTTATAAAACAGAACAGAATAAAAAGAATGCAACTTATCGTCATAGGTTTGTTTATTGGGATAAGGATTTTAAGAATCAAAAATGTTCTAAATTATTTTCTTTTTTGAATATGAATATTGAATTTTGTTGTGGTTTAGATGAATATAATGATGATTATTTGATAACTTTTGGAGTTCAAGATAATGCTGCTTATATTTTAAAAGTTTCAAAATCTTTTGTGGGGGATTTTATTGATGAATAAAACAATAGATTGTACATCTGAAAACTCAAAATTATTTGATTTTTCATTAGATACCGAAAATGTAGAAAAAAATTATAATCTTGCAAAGTGGTATGAAGAGCAAGGTCATACAGCATCAGCTCATACTTATTACCTTCGTGCTGCTGAAAGATCGGATGATGATTTGCTCGCATATGCTGCTCTTCTTCGAGCATCTTTTTGCTATAAATCTCAAGGATCTCGACCTGCAACTGAAAAAATATTGCTTGAGAATGCTCTGAATCTTTTACCAAATAGACCTGAAGCATACTATTTTCTTTCATTATTTTATGAAAAAAAATCTGAGTGGCAGAATGTATATACTTATGCAAATCTTGGATTGCAATGTTATCGGCAAGAAATTGAAAGTATAGATGTTCCTGAATATTTGGGAAAATATCAACTAATATTTCAAAAAGCAGTTTCTGCTTGGTGGTGGGGTAAAGGTAAAGAATGTAGAGAACTATTTTGGAAGTTAGTAGACGAGTATTGGGAAGATCTAGATCAAAAATATAAAGATCTTGTAGAGAAAAATATATCTAAAATAGGTGCTGGTCCAGAATCTCAGAGTGCATCATTTTATGATCATCGAAAACATTCTCAATTAAGATATATTTTTAAAGGGTCTGGAAAGATAAAAAATAACTACTCTCAGACATTCCAAGATATGTTTGTTCTTTCTATGTTAAATGGAAAAACTTCTGGTACTTTTTTGGAGATTGGTGGAGCTAAACCATTTGAAAGAAACAATACTGCTCTTTTAGAAAAAGAATTTCAATGGACTGGGGTATCAATAGATTGTAATGAAAATTTTGTAGAGCAATATAAAAAAGAAAGACCCAATGTAAAAGTTTTGTTTGAAAATGCTTTACAAATAGATTTTGAGAAATTACTTTTAGAATGTTATCAAACAAAAACAATTGACTATTTGCAGTTAGATATTGAACCAGCAAGAAATACTTATGAATGTTTGTTAAAAATTCCTTTTGATGATTATAAATTTGCAGTGATTACTTATGAACATGATCATTATATTGATGTAACTAAATCTTGTAGAAAAAAATCTAGGGAATTTTTGCAAAATAAGGGATATGTATTAGTTGTTAATGATATATCAGTAGATGGAATTTCCACTTTTGAAGATTGGTGGGTTCATCCAGATTTGGTAGATCCTAAAATTTTAGAGTTGATGATGAGTGTCTCCGATAAAATTACTAATGTGACTGAATATTTTTATTCTAAAAAAAAATTAAACTATTATGCAGAGTTTGAAACCGACAAGTATATTAGAGAAAACTTTTTTCCGGACTTTAATTATTCTGGAATATTTGTTGAAGTTGGTGCCGGACCACCTGAATTTATTAGTAATTCTAAACATTTTAGAGATATTGGATGGAGAACAATTTGTGTTGAACCTAATCCTAAATTTGTAAAACAACATAAAGAATTTGGAAGTGAAGTTTATCAATATGCATGTTCTGATCAAGATGGAAAATCAAATTTTGTAATCAATTACAATAATGATAGTTGGTATTCTCACGAAAATGATGGCGTAAGTTTTTCATCTTTAGAAATTAGATATGATGGGGTTCCATCTCATAATACTCAAGAAATTATAGAAGTTGAAAAAATTAAATTAAATACTTTACTTGAAAAAATTAATGTAGAAAAAATAGATGTTCTATCAATTGATACTGAAGGATGGGAACTTGATGTAATGCGAGGATTTGATCATTTAAAATATAACCCAAAAGTCATTGTTTTGGAAAATTTTGAAAACAATAAAAAATATGAAAATTTTATGCAAGAAAGGGGGTATTCTAAAAAAATAAATTTAGGATATAATGAAATATATGTAAAAAATAGTTCTCAAACTTCCTTGAATGGAAATTTTAATGGAAAAATAAATCATTGCGATTGTTATTGGTGTCAACAATATCCTTTCCCAAGGTTGACGTTGATTGGTGATAAACATTGGTTTGAGATACCTAAAAATGGATCTGCTACGATTAAAGCTTTGTATCCTGACTATAAGCATCTTGATAAGTCTGAGTACCCAAAAGATGTTATTCCAGTTGTAGTCTTTGATGATCCAGTCAGTAGATTTATCTCTTTGATTAATGATTACTTTTGTAATGGAAATAGGGAAAATAATACTCTGGGGTCATCTCAAAACAGTCTTTATAGTAAAGATATTTTTGAATCCATCGGCATGGATTTGGATCAGGTGAGTGATCATGAAAAGGTAGGTATAGTTTTAAAAAATCTAGACAAAATAACATCTCGTCATCAGGTTCATCACTTTTATCCTCAGACTAAATTCATAGATACAGAATCTTTTGATAATTTTAAAATCATTTCCAAACAAGAAATCAATTCTTACTTTGGTACTGATAAAATTTTTAATAAATCTCCTAAAGGGATCAGTATTGAAGATCTTACAAAAGAACAGATTGATACAATCAGAGAGATATATGCATCTGATTATGAATTTTATAAGAAGTATTATAAACCAGAAGTGAAGAACTATGAACCAGTAAAAGTAGCAGAAAAGTTTGAGTATCATGCAACACCTTTGAGTTTTCCTCTTGGGCAGAAAACAAAAAGATCTGCTATAATCGTAGATAATTTCTATGAAAATCCAGATAAAGTTCGTGAATTTGCTTTAAAACAGGACTATCATATTGGTGGAATTGGGAGAGGGTATATTGGAAATAGAACTCATCAGCAATTTTTATTTCCTGGACTTAAAGAAAAGTTTGAAGAAATTATAGGACAAAAAATTACAAAGTGGGAAGAGTATGGAATGAATGGTAGATTTCAATATTGTTGGTCTGGACAACCATTGGTCTATCATTGTGATAGTCAAAAATGGGGTGGAATGTTATACCTCACTCCAGGTGCTCCATACCAATGTGGAACAACCCTATATGCCCATAAGCAGACCAGAGCGAGGACATACTATGATGAGGGGTGGGATGCTGCTTGGAAGGACGTTCCTGGCGATTCTCATTTGGATGGGACGCCATTTGAACCTGTAGATGTTCTTGGAAATGTCTATAATCGCCTTGTAATTTTTGATGCAAGTTGTATTCATTCTGCTTCTGAATATTTTGGCACAGTTCAGGAAAATGCAAGATTATGGCAGATGTTCTTTTTTGATACTTGACTTTTTTCAAAAAACCTTTTATAATATCCAAGTCTTCACCATCCTTGTATCATTGGGAATGAAGACTCTCTCTGTGGTTGGGAGAGATGAGTTGATGGTATAAAGGAGAGTTTCAAAACTCTCCTTTTTCTCTTATAAATTAATGAAAATCTTTTTAATCTTATGAATTTTATCGTATACTCAAAAAAAGATTGTCCATATTGTTATAAAATAAAGCAAGTTTTAGAATTAACCGGAAGTAATTTTGTAGTTTATACTTTGGGGGAAGATTTTACTAAGAAAGAATTTTATTCTAAGTTTGGTGAAGGTACTACTTTTCCCCAAATTATTTGTGACGATAAGAAACTTGGTGGATGTATTGATGCGATTAAATTTTTGAAAGAAAAAAGAGTTGTTTGATGAATGATCTAAATAATGATATCCACATGAATCGTGGTGTTGAATTTATTCTACATGGAGGTAAAAGAAAGCATCCAAAAAATTTTCATATTATTTTTGAAAAGTTGGTTTGCTTTCTTAATAGGGAAGTAACCATTTATTTCGAATTTTCCTTAAAATTTAGGAAAAAAAGTAATTTCCCCAGGAGAAAGCCATGTTAGCAACTAGTTTAGTCATCGGTTCTTTTATGACCATTTTGTTTTTTATAGTTGGTTTGATGGTTGGTTGGGTAGGAAGAGAATACCTAATGAACTATCAGGATACTCCTAAATTACACCCAGAATTTTTTGATCAACATGGTAATGTTGTTCCAGATGAAGTGGTTGCTGTAAGATTTGAAGAGGGATATTTTGATGATGAGGAAGATATTGAAGAATAAATTCTAAATATGGTAGAATTGTTATTAATCATTCTGTAAATTATGACTACGACTAAAACAAAAAAAAGAGAATCTTCTATTGTTGAATTAGCAACTAATCCTTTTGCTTTTGAAGTATTAAATTTAGCTGTAAAGCAAAGATCAAATGCTAAAAAAATTGAAGTTCTTAAAAAATACGAGCATCCATCTTTAAAATCTATTTTTATTTGGAATTTTGATGAGAGTATTGTTTCAATGCTTCCAGAAGGTGAAGTTCCTTACGCAAGTGTTGGGGAACAGAGCTCATTCAGTGGAAATATTAGTGAAAAAATTAATGATGCTGTGAATATGATGAATGAGTTAAATTCGGTTTCATTGGGATCTCAAGATCAAGGTAAATCGAGTATTCGTAAAGAATATAGTAAGTTTTATAATTTTATTAAGGGTGGGAATGATTCATTAAGTTCTCTTCGAAGAGAAACAATGTTCATTAATATCCTTCAAGGTCTTCACCCACTTGAAGCAGAAATCCTTTGTCTTGTTAAAGATAAAAAACTAGAAACTAAATATAAGATCAGTAAAGAAATTGTGAGTAATGCTTACCCAGATATTAGATGGGGAGGTCGCTCATGAGTAAACTGAAAACTACCATTGAAGAGGAGGTTACTTTGGAGTGGACACCCGAAGAAAAAAATAATTTACCTCCCCAATATGGTTGTCAAATTCTTTTGCAAGATACCACTATAGAACAGGCAAAAGATTCATCTTTTCCCAATGATGCTTATCTAATCTGGTATGAAGTTGATGGTGTAACTCATTTAGATCTTTGTAGAACCACTAAGAGAGTCAATCTTTTTGATCTTTATTATGATAAGTTTGGACCAGGAGCAGTTAAGAAAATAGATTTTGGTTATGGTAGAACAAATCCAAAAATCTGGGGGTATAGGCAACCAGAAAAGAAAAAAAGAAAATAAAGTATTTGAGATGATATTAAATGGGGAAACATTACCTTCTTAATCTTTATGGGTGTTCGTTTGATCTTTTAAACAACGAACACTTCCTCATCGATCTGCTTGAGAATGCCGCTACAGCAAGCGGTGCAACAGTCATCCAGACCATATATAAAAAGTTTAAACCACAAGGCGTAACGGTTCTTACACTGCTCTCTGAGAGTCATATTAGTATTCACACTTGGCCAGAGAGGGGTGAAGCAGCAGTTGATATCTTTACTTGTGGTGAGTGTGCTCCAAAGGTTGGTTGTGATATTATTATTCATCAATTAAATGCAGACAATAATACCTTGAGTTATATTGAACGCTGAAACCAAAATCGACCTTTGATTCCAAATATCGGCGGAAAATTTCCCGGCAAAAATTTGAGGTTCTTAAGATTTTGTAAAATTGTATCACATTATACAGAGCATGGTTGCTAAATAATCGCACAAGGTATATAATACCTGTACGTTCATCCTATGATATTATCTCTACTTCTGACGTTATCCAATCCAGAACCAAAACTCTTGCTTACTTGTGAGCAATACAATTGGTTGTCTGAAAGGACTATTAAATCTGAAATTCTCTCAATATGGGAGAAAATTGAATTCATTGCTAGATTTGCAGAAGGGACTGATCCTGCCTGCTTTCCAGAGGTAAAAGAATAGGACGCAAGTAGGACGACTCGGAACGGAACGTTCATCCAATGATCAGCATACTGCTGGCGTTCACCTTAGCCTCACATAATGATGCCGACCCTTATGGATGGCATATGTCTTGTGAAAGGTTTCTAGAAGGAAGACATGAGATCATTAGTGATCCTCATCTCGACCATAGAACGAAGTTAAATTTAATTAACTATCTTCGTTCAAAAGTAGAAGGAGAATGTAATCAGATGTTAATCTAGGACGCAAAAGCCGCCCGAAGGAACGGGACTAACCATC